GGTGAAGCGATGGGTCAACAGAAAGATCCACTAGTTGCATTGAAAGAAAGAGAACTAGATCTTAAAGCTGTAGACTTACAAAGAAAAGCTGAACAGGATATGACATTAAATGAAATTAGAGAAAACGAAATTGATGAAAGATTAGATATTGAAAAAATGAAACTAGAAAATAACGAAGATCAAGCAGCAGAAAGAATTAGAATTGCTGATGAGAAGTTAGAGATTGCTAGAAAGAAGAAAAAATAATGAAAAGAAAAATTAGAAAACTTCGTGGTGGAGGAATGGATGCTTCAAAAGCAGATTTTAAAACTCCATCAACAAATAGAAGTGTTGATGTACCCACAGGTGGTGGAAATCAAAAAAAAGTTATCACCAAAACTAAAATTGGTCCTGCTGTAAAAGATGTTCCATTTAAAAAACCTTTAAGTACTACTCAAAGTTTTGCAGTAAGTTTAGCAGTGCCTTTTTTGGGTAACGCAATAAATTTTGGAGCAAAACAAACTTATAAGGGTAGACAAAAGTTTGCAAAAAAAGAAGGGTTGTATAAAGACGTTTATAAAACTACTGGTAAAGTTTTACAACCTAATTCTCCAACCGGTAAAGATTATTTAAAGAGTGCAGGATTTGGTAAAAGCAAAGTAGCTCCATTTGTAGGTAATGATAGTGATCCTATTATACCTATTTCTACAACAACTAAACCAGTAGATCCTAATTTAGTAAAACCTAAAGATAACTTTTTTAATTTTGTAGCTTATAAAGTTGGAGGATTATCTGGTGGAGTAAGTTATGGGCCCCCACCAAAAAGAGGACCAAACTCTCAAGTACCTCCAGTTAAAATGAAAAAAGGTGGGTATAAAAAATAATGTGGTTTAGTGCATTTAAATTAGCTATTAAAGCTGGTTCGCATATTTACCAGAACCGTCAAAAGACTAAGATGCTAATGTCAGATGCACAAATGCATCATGCAGAAAAGATGGCAGAAGGCAAAGCCGAGTACCAAGGAAAATTATTAGAGGCAAGACAATCGGACTGGAAAGACGAATTCATTTTATTATTGCTCTCAGCACCCATTGTACTTCTTGCGTGGGCAGTATTTTCAGACGACCCTTCAGCTATGGAGAAAATGAAATTGTTCTTTGAGTATTTCTCACAACTTCCTTTTTGGTATCAAACAATTTTTGTAGGGGTAATTGCGAGCGTTTATGGACTTAAGGCAACTGATTTAATAAAAAGAAAATAATGTTTAAGTGGATCAAAAAATTATTTACTCCTAAAAAACAAATAGAGAAAATAGATTACTCTAAATTATCTAAAGGGGATCTTAAAAAATTAAAAGCTCAAGGCAAGATTAAGTCTATTTACAAACCATATATTTAGTATATAGATGCTACATGAGTTTCAGAAAATCACTGTTACAAGCATTAGAAGATAGATATAACGCTCAAATATCTGAAGCTGATGCAACCGTTCAAATCTATTTAGAAAAACCAGTAGCTATTGGTGAACACCCTCAACATCTAGATGAATTAGATAAACTGATTACAAAAATAGCAGAAGCAGAAGAAAAACTTAACACACTTCAACAATTCAAATTATGATTCAAGGCGACAGCACAGAATACGAAATACTTCAAGAGGCTTGTAAGTCACTTACTAGTGATGATCTTTTCACTGCAGAGATTGGTGTCAGACAAGGAGCAGGTACTAAATTAATTTTAGACTCATTAAAAAATAAAAATCATTGGCATATTGGAATAGATCCATATGGTAATTTAAACTATGAACATTACGATAATTCTGGAGCTTATACTTGTGATTATACAAACAGTATGAAGTTACAATTAATAAAAGATATCGATTATGAAAACTTTACATTGTTTCCTATGGGGGATGATGAGTTTATGAAACGATTTTATGATGGTGTTCCAATTTATAGAAATAAAAAAGAAATTATTAATAAATATGATTTAGTTCATTTTGATGGACCACACAAAACGTATGATGTAATAAAAGAAGCAATGTTTTTTGCAGAAAGATCCCATGCAGGAACTGTGTTTATTTTTGATGATTATCCAAAATATAATATGGATTTAATACTTAAAATTATAGTAAATGAGTTTGGTTTTATGCTATTAAAACAAGGTAAAAACAAAATATCTTTAAAGAGAAATTAATGTTAGATCCCTATACTTCAGATAAAATTAAAAATGTAATTAAGAGACAGATTGAAGACACTAAGTCTCATGTCTGCTATGGGGTTGATTCCATAGAGAATTTACAGTATGCTAGGGGCAGACTCAGCGCACTTGAAGCGCTGCTTCAGGATATTAAAAACCTGCAAAAGGAGGATAACGATGGCGACACTGATTAAACCAGATCTTACAACTTTCGGTAAAACGAAAAAAATAAAGAAGAGGTAAAATCACAAATTCCAACTGATCCAGAAGGCATCAAAAAATATCTTGAGATCATACCCAACCCAGTAGGATACCGTATGCTAGTTAGACCATGGTCTGGCCAAGCAAAAACAAAAGGCGGTGTAATACTAGCAGACGAAACCCAAGACAAAATTCAGATGACAACTGTTGTCGGACTAGTTGTTAAAATGGGTGACCTTTGTTATCAGGATAAAGAAAAATTTCCTAATGGTGCTTGGTGTAAAGAAGGCGAGTTTGTCGTTTACGGCAGATACGCTGGAAGTAGATTTCAAACTAAGTATGGTGAACACCGTATTTTAAATGATGACGAGATCATAGGAACTATTAACAAGCCAGAAGATATTCTCCATTTATTTTAATAAAGGAGGATAAACATGGCAGAGTTAAAAGACTATAGTGCAGAAGCATTACTAGCTAAGGAACGAGAAGTAGAGTTAGATACAGATGATGTTAAAGAAGAAAACATCGAAGTAAAAGAAGACTCTAAAAAAGAAGACAGTCCAAATTTAAATGTTGGTGAAGTCGATTTAGGCTACACTGATCATTCTAAATCAACAGAAGAAAAACCCGATAAACCTTCAATAGAAGTTTCTGAAGAAAAAGAAGAATCTAAAGAAGAATCTAAAGAAGAAATTGTTGATGAAGAAAAACCAAACCTTAATGAATCTAGAAGAGATTATCAAAAGAGAATTAATAAACTTGTCTTTCAAAAGAAAGAAGCTGAAAGAAGAGAAAAGGCAGCTTTAGAATTCGCTAAGGGTTTACAAAAGAAATTTGACTCAAGTCTCAAAAAGTTTAAGTCTACTGATGAGCAGTATTTAAAAGAATTAGATGCTAGAGTAGATGCTCAAAGAGAACAAGTCAAAGTCGCTCTTCAACAAGCAATTGAGAGTCAAGATGCTTCTAAAATTATGGAAGCAAATGATAAGCTAACTCAGTTATCTGTTGAAAAAGAAAAAGCTAGATTAGAAATATCTAATCGTGAAGAACAGAAAAAGCAAGAAGAAGAGCAAAATAAACAACAACAAAACGTACAAGCTGATACCTCAAACACAGCTGAATCTTCGCAATCTGCACCACAAATAACGCCTAAAGCTAAGAAATGGGCGGAAGATAATCCGTGGTTCGGGAATGATGAAGTCATGACTAATGCTGCTATTACTATTCACAACAATATTTCCCAAGAGGGTATTGAAGTAGATAGTGAAGAGTATTATAATGAAGTTAATTCAAGACTAAGGAAGTATTTTCCAGAAAGTTTTGATGATGCTAAAGACGAGCCAAAAAAAGAGAAACCGAAACCCGTCCAAACGGTTGCCTCGGCTGGTCGAAGTCAACAAGGACGCAGAACTGTGAAACTCACCAAGTCACAGGTAGCTATTGCTAATAGATTAGGGGTGCCACTAGAGGAATACGCTAGATACGTGAAGGAGGAAAAATAGTTATGAATACAATTAAGAGAACTTCACGGGAGTCAGAGACTAAAGCTTCAAATGAAGCCAAAAAAACTTGGACTCCACCATCCAGTTTGGATGCGCCACCTGCACCGAACGGTTACGCCCACAGATGGATCCGTACAACCGTTCAAGGTTTTGAAGATACAGCTAACGTATCTAAGAAGCTTAGGGAAGGTTGGGATTTTGTAAAGGTCGAACAGATTGAAAATGAAATCGGCACAAACAAATATCCTTTCTATACCGAAGGCAAATATCAGGGGTGTATAGGAATTGGAGGCCTTGTGCTGGCAAGGATACCGGTCGAGATACTGGAGGCACGTGCTGAGTACTTTAATAAAGTTACTCAAGATAGAATGAACGCGGTCGACAACGATCTTATGAAGGAACAGCACCCGGATATGCCTATCAATATTGATAGACAGTCCAGAGTGACCTTTGGTGGTGGACGTAAAAAATAATTTTTTTGCAATACCTACCGGGTCTTTAAAATAAACTGTTAAAAGGAGAACAAACATGGCAAACGTAAGTGAAAAGTTCGGTCTAAGACCGTACAGAAAACTAGACGGTACACCATTAGTTGGAGCTCAGAACAGATACACAATTGCAAGCGGTCATACTACTGCAATTTTCCAAGGTGACATGGTTATTCCATTAACTTCTGGAAACATTGACAGACATACTGCCGGTAATGGTACTGCTGTTCTGGGTGTTTTTAACGGATGTTTTTATACAGATCCAACTACTCAAAAGCCAACATACTCGAACTACTACCCAGGTGGAGTAGCAGCAAGCGACATTACAGCGTTTGTTGTTGATGACCCTGATGCAGTGTTTCTTGTAGATGCTGATTCGGCTTTTCCGAGATCAAGTCTGTTTACTAACTATTCGGTAACAAACACAACAGGTGTAACACAAACAGGACTATCAAAAGTACAATTGGATGTATCAACAGCTTCGACTAATGCTACATTCGCTGTACAAGCAATTGATATTTCGCAAGATCCAGACAATTCGGATACTGCGACTGACAATGCTAATATTCTTGTTAGAATCAACAATCACTTCTATAGAAGTGGTACGGGCGTATAATAGGAGAAATAAATTATGGCTATATCACGATCACAACTAGTTAAAGAACTAGAGCCAGGTTTAAATGCACTATTTGGCCTGGAATATAACAGGTACGAGAATCAGCATGCTGAAATTTTCGTAACTGAAACTTCTGACAGAGCTTTCGAAGAGGAAGTAATGTTAAGCGGTTTTGCTTCTGCACCAACTAAACAAGAAGGTGCTGGAGTAGTGTTTGATACTGCGGGTGAAACTTTCACAAGTAGATACAACCACGAAACAATCGCGTTAGCATTCTCTATCACTGAGGAAGCAATCGAAGATAACCTATACGACAGATTAGCTGCAAGATACACAAGAGCTCTTGCAAGATCTATGTCGAATACGAAGCAAGTTAAAGCTGCAAACGTATTGAACCAAGCGCAAATTACTACTGTAACAGGTGGTGACGGAGTATCATTAATTAATGCTTCACACCCACTAGCTACTGGTGGTACTTTCTCAAACGTTCTTGCAACTGCTGCAGACTTAAACGAAACTTCACTAGAGCAAGCGTTAATCGATATCGCTGGTTTTGTAGACGAAAGAGGTCTAAAAATCGCAGCTCAAGGTAGAAAAATGATAATTCCAAAAGAATTACAATTTACTGCTGAGAGACTGATGAAATCACCTCAAAGAGTCGGAACTGCTGATAACGATATCAACGCAATCGCATCAATGGGAATGGTACCAGAAGGTTACAGAGTTAATAACTTCTTAACTGATACTGATTCATTCTTCTTAATGACTGATATACCTAACGGATTAAAACATTTCGTTAGATCACCAATTAAGACTGCGATTGAAGGTGACTTCGATACTGGCAACGTAAGATTTAAAGCTAGAGAAAGATACTCTTTTGGATTCTCTGATCCAAGATGTATTTTTGGTAACGGAAATTTACCAACTAGCTAATAAATACTAAACAGTATTACTTAA